AACTGCTATAGAAGGGGACCCTAAAGCTGCTGAAGTTGTGTTTAAGGCCATGGACCGAAGGGCAAAATTATTGGGGCTTGACGCTCCAGAAAAATCCAAAGTGGAAACATCGTTTTCTATTGCTTGGCTAGACGATGACCAACCTGAAATAATTGATGGCACTGTAATAAAGGACCAATTAGATGACGAAAAAATCAATACAAAAAGCTAAATCAAGGGCAAGGACTATTGTAGGGCATTTCAAAGCGGACGACCCCACGACCCCCGAAGTAAATGAAGCCTTTGTTGTGCCTGACCCAATTGTCATTAATGTAGATGACAACAGGATAGCCCAAAGGTCAGTTGGCGGTCGCTATCTTGGTGGCAAACTGGTGGAGTGAGGACAAGAACGCCCTATGTTATTGGCTGCCAAGAGGCGGATGATCTTAGGTCTAAAATTGGTTATCTTTCGTTTGGTGATTCACGCCTTAATAAAATACTTGCTGTGGTGTACAATTCCTGTGATGCGTCTACGGATGACCCTGCTTACGTTCGGGTTGAGTGCAAAAGAGAAGGCCACCCATGGCACACAGATGTTGGAAATACGGGGCATATGTCTTGGTGCAGATATTCCGCTAGGTTACTACTCAGCCCAGAAAAAGATTTTACTGGGGGGGAATTCTACTTTAAGGATGCACCAGACGACCCCATATACGACTACAGGGGGTTATGGTTGTATGACCACATACCAGAAAATACGCATTCTATCACAAGTCACAGGGGACAGCGGAGTGTGCTGCTGATGTTCTTTTCATGAAAACTATAAAAATACCCTATCGACCAAGGCCAATCCAAAAGGATTTACATTCAAACATGGCTAGGTTTTCAGTGGTGGTGTGTCATAGGCGCTTTGGTAAAACGGTAATGGCCGTAAACAAGTTAATTAAGGATTTAGTTTCTGCAAAGCGTAGAGGCCTGCCAAGACCACGTGCTGTGTATGTTGCCCCTTTATATCGGCAAGCAAAACAAATTGCTTGGGATTATGCAAAGTTTTATTGTGAAAGTCTTCCAGACTTTAAGCCCAACGAATCGGAGCTTAGGATTGATTTTTTTGGTGACTGTAGGTTGTTGTTGATTGGCGCAGACAATCCAGATAGTATTAGGGGTATTTATGCTGATTCAGTTGTACTGGACGAGTATGCGCAAATGAATCCTAAGATGTGGTCAGAAGTGTTACGTCCGGCTCTTACGGACCGTAAGGGGTCTGCTATGTTTATAGGAACTCCTAAAGGCAAAAATGTGTTTTGGGATTTGTACAAGTCCGCACAGAACAAGTCGAATTTGGATTGGTCCGCCCATCTGTTTAAAGCTAGTAGTACTAATTATGTGGACGAGGGGGAACTCCTTGCTGCTAAAAATGACATGACTGAGGAAGAGTACGCTCAGGAATATGAATGCTCTTGGGAGGCAGCGATTAAAGGTGCATACTATGGTAGGATTATGGAAGATATTACTAATAAACACCATGTACGCTCTGTACCTTGGGAGCCTACCTTGCCTGTTAACACTTCTTGGGACCTAGGAATAGATGATAGTACGGCAATTTGGTTTTATCAACAGTCCGATAGAGAAATTTGGTTGATAGACTATTACGAAAACAGTGGTGCAGGTCTAGATCATTACGTTAAAAAACTAAAAGATCTTAATTATACATATGGTGAGCATTACTTACCCCATGACATACAGGTGCACGAATTATCTACGGGTAGGTCTAGATTGGAAACTCTAAGGGGTTTAGGTATTAATGGTAGAGTAGTTACTAAATGTGCTATAGATGACGGAATAAACGCTGTTAGGGCGATTCTACCTAGGTGTTATTTTGATGAAACAAATTGTCAAAAGGGTATAGAGTCTTTAAGGCAGTATAAAACTGAATTTAATGAAAAAACGCAAACATTTCGGCAAAGGCCACATCATGACTGGACTAGCCACGCAGCTGATGCTTTTAGGTATTTGGCTTTATCTCTGTCTGACTCTAAGAAAGGCCCTAGACAAGAAAGAGCTTTATCTGAATATGATGTAATGGACCCTTATGATAGCTACAGGGGAAGGCAACACGTAGCTGATGGTACGGGGTGGTGGCCTTGGTAATTAAAGAGTTACAGGCGGGGGATGAACTACCTTTAATAAAATTGGGCTTTAGCATGTGGGAAGAGTCTGAACTTTTCAAAAGACACCCGCTGAAAACTAATAAATTAGAACAATTAGCAACTATTATTCATACAAACGATTCCATGGCATGTTATATTGCATACAATAAAGAGGGGTATCATGGGATTTGGATAGGTTCAATTCATTCTTTGTGGTATTCAGACGATTTGGTAGTTTCAGACGTAGTGTTTTATGTAAAAAAAGAATGTCGTGGGTCGTCTGCCGCACTCAAGTTGTTGCGTTCTGCCGAAAAATGGGCAAAAAGTAAGAATGCCTTGATTTTTAATTTGGGCCTAAGTTCGGGCATTGACACGGAAAAAACGGTGTGTTTTTTTGAAAAATTAGGGTATTTTAATCAAGGTACATTAATGAGTAAACGTATTTCTGAAGGATAAAGTGTAATGTGTCTATCTGCTTTTATGCCAAAACCTAAGGCTGCTGCCCCACCGCCGCCACCTCCACCACCTCCACCTCCTCCCACTGTTGATAATTCTGCTGAAGTGGCCTCTGCTAAGAAAAACGAACAAAAACGGAGATTGGCTGCTGCGGGAAGGTCTTCTACTATTTTAACTGGTGGGCAAGGACTAAGCGATGATGCCCCCGTACTTAAAAAAACATTAGGGGGCTAAGTGCTGCTGTCTAATTCTAGGAAGGGGTACTAATTTATGCCAATGGATGCTAAAAACAACATGCGACGGTTGCGGCAGATGCAGGGGGACAGGTCCTCTTGGGATAATCATTGGCAGGAAGTGTCGGAGTTAGTAGTGCCTAGAAGGTCCGATTTTGTGGGTGCGAGGGCTAAAGGTGACAAAAGGGGTTTGAAGGCTGTGGACTCTACTGCGATAGTAGCGAATGAGTTGTTGTCTGCGGGTTTGCATGGTATGCTTACAAACCCAGCTTCTAAATGGTTTACTTTACGTGTTTCAGACCGTGAGCTAATGGAGGACCGAAACGTTAAGGTTTGGTTAGAAAGTGTTGAAAGGTTAATATTTCAAGAATTACATGCCTCCGTTTCGGGTTTTACGTCCCATATGCATGAATTATACTTAGACTTGACAGCTTTTGGTACTTCCGTAATGTTCGTTGGTACGGACGATGTGGGCAAGTTGACTTTTTCAACTAGGCACTTGAAAGAGTGTTATTTATCTGAAAACCCCTATGGTATTGTGGATACTGTGTATCGTAAATTTGAATTCACAGTTCGCCAAATTATGCATAGGTGGCCAGATAGTCATGGTGAGAGGGTCCAAAAGTTGTGGGATGCTAACAAATATGAGGATAAACTAGATATACTTCATGCAGTTTATCCACGTAAAGAACGTGACTCAAATATGAAGACGACTGAAAACTTACCAATTGCTTCAGTGTACATGTTGTGTAAGGATGAATTAGTATTGTCGGAAGGGGGATTTGATGAAATGCCCTATATGACCCCCCGTTGGTCTAAAGTCGCTGGAGAGGTCTATGGGAGAGGCCCAGGAATGAACAGTCTTCCTGATATTAAAATGCTACAGGAAATGGCTAAAACTATTATTAGGTCCGCTCAAAAAATCGTGGACCCCCCGTTGCAGGCTGAAGACGACAGTGTATTAGGACCAGTGCGTACTGTTCCGGGAGGTTTGAATTTTAGAAGGCCTGGAAGTGACTACGTTCGTCCTTTAGAGACTAAAGCTAATATCCCAATTGGTTTAGAAATGATGAAAGATTTACGTGATAGGATTAGGGAGGGATTTTATATAGACCAATTACAACTCCATCAAGGTCCACAAATGACAGCTACTGAAGTATTACAGAGGACTGAAGAAAAACTTCGGTTACTTGGCCCAGTTTTAGGTAGACTACAGTCTGAATTGTTGTCTCCTTTGATAGAAAGAGTGTTTGGTATCTTAGGTAGGGATGGTAAGTTGCCACCTCCCCCTGAAGAGTTGCTAGACGTTGATTATAATGTTGAGTATGTGTCCCCCCTAGCACGTGCTCAGAGGCAAGTAGAGGCCAATGGCTTGATGAGAGTGTTTGAAATAGGTAACCCAGTGTTTGCTATTGATCCATCCACGGCAAACGTACTAAATGGTCCAGACGTAATGCGTTGGTTGGGGGATTTGTTTGGTGTGCCTAGTTCGTTGTTTAAGTCTGAAGAAGAGGTACAAGAGATTCTACAACAACAACAACAACAACAACAAATGGCCCAAATGGTCCAAATGGCAGATACGGGAGCGGGAGCTATACAAAAATTGGCTGGAGCAGAGAGTGCCATTACCCCTCAATAAAGTTAAGCAATTAAAAATGGATTATAGTGTGGTTTTTAATTTGCCCGAAGGGAGACGTGTCTTACATGATATACTCAAGAATGCCCATGTTCTTGAGCCTACCTTTAGTAGTGACCCATATACTACAGCATTTAATGAGGGATCTCGAAACGAAGCACTTCGCATTCTATCCATTTTGCAGTTTAAACCAGAAGATTTCATGCAAATAGCACAGGAGGTACAAGATGAGTGAAGAAATACAAGCACCAGAAGAAACTGGCAATACGGTTGCCCCACCACCACCGATAGAAGAGTCTAGCAATGGCAGTGAAGACTGGAAGTCCTCTTTACCGGAGGACCTGCGGGAAAACCCGAATTTTTCGAAATATTCATCCATGGAAAGCTTTGCAAAGGGCCATTTAAATGCTGTGTCTATGTTGGGTAAGGAACCAGAAATAAAAGTACCGGACAACGAAGATGAAAAGGGTGAGTTTTATAATAAATTGGGTCGGCCTGATACAAACGAAGGGTATGAGTTTAAGTCTTTTGACGTTCCAGAGAATCTACAAGAATACGTATCTGGGAGGGAGAAATCTTTTAGAGAAGTGTCTCATAAATTAGGCTTATCGTCTACTCAAGCATCTGAGTTGCATGAATGGTATATGCAGGGTAATTCAGACACTTCTAGGGAAGCTGAAGCTGCCCAAAATAAATCACAACAAGATGGTTATGACAATTTAAAGTCTGAGTGGGGCGAGGCATATGATAAGAATATTAAATCTTCGCAGTACGCTCTGTCTGAGTTTGCTGATGAGTCGTTTGTGCAATATTTAGAGGACACGGGGCTAGGAAATCACCCTTCTCTGGTTAGAGCATTCCACAAAATTGGATTGGGAATGATGGGTGAGGACAAGTTAGAGGCTGGCAATGATGTCTCTTCT